TCAAAGCTGCTATGCAGCAAAGCCCGCCGATCTTAGCTAAGATAGTCTGATACCATTTGGGGGCCTCTGCCTTTGATTCTTTCGTTTCGTGTCTGTTCTCGGATTCAATCAAGCCGATACCGCCGTATTTACTATTATGGGTACTAACTGATTCATCAGCCTGGGTAATGCCTTTTTCCTCTTTGGCTTTCTGCTTATAATTACCCTTGATGGACTTAACGCCGGATAGCGTTACATTACCCGTGCTGTCGATAGTAACCGTACCGCCTCCGTCCACAAACTCAATAGCTGCGCTTTGCTCGGTTTGTGTCTCGGTCTTTGTGGTATCTGTTACCTGGTGGCTTTGGCCTGTGCTGTTGGCCTCAACCTTAGTAGTATCTACAAAAGCCGTATTGTGGTTTTCGTCTATAACCGTCTTGTGCGATCTGCACCCGCATACAAGCCAGGCAATAACCGCCAAAGCAATAATCACTAACAGCGTGTTTAGCTGTCTTTCAAAACATCTTCTGCCGTTCATACTCTCGAATATTTAAGGTCAATAATACGATTAATCCAACCCGTGTAAAAACGTTTGTTCTGGGGCCTGCTCTTGCAGATTCTATCCGTAAAGTCTATACGCTCCTGTCTAAGCTGATAAAACAGCGTATCAGGGTCTTTGGCGTTAACGGCTGCAATCGTCTTAGGGCCTACCACGCCGTCTATAGTAACGCCCAATATCTTCTGTGGTAACTTGATTCCGTAGTTACCGCTTGCCCATACCCAATCAACCAGGAAATTAGCTATAGACTGATTCCTGATTTGGTCTGCTTTCCAACGATCCCAAAACATAGCCTTTAGGATTTCAAGCCATTCTTTGTAGGATATAGCCTTTAACTGCTCTACCGTCGGCTTGGGTAATCCCTTACGTCTGCGATACTCTGTATAGGTGGCGATAGTTACACCGCACATCGTAGCACCGCCCAAATCGTGCGGGTCGTTTGCAAAGCCTCTCTTACGGGCTTTCTCAAATAGCTGCTCGTTAGTCATTCCAACGCCTGTTGTACTTGTTTCCCATTTTAGGATAAACGGTACGATCTTCTCTACGTTTGCCATTTCTTTTAGTTTTAAGGATTTATATTTTTAGTTAATAGCCGTTCTGTGGCTCTCTTTGTGCGCACTTCGGGCGCACGCATCGAAAACGCTGTAGTTCCAGGTCGGCTTTAGCCTTTTCTTGCAGTAGGGTAAAGTAATCATCTTGCACCTTGCGCAAACGGTCTGTCTGGCTTGCAAAACGTTCTTCTTTCTCCTTTAACTGCTGTTGCAAAAACTCTACCGTCTCACGTAATACGGAAAAATCCGCGCTGTTGGCCTCTGCCTCCGCTTTGTCGGCTTCGGCTTTGGCTTTGTCTGCCTCTGATCTCTCCTTACGCTTGTTGGTACGGATATTAAGCATATACTTAATAAACTCCCAACCTCCGATAGCTGCGCCCATTGACGCTGTAATTTCCATAATGCTTGTGTAGTCCATATTCTCACTTTTTATATAGTTCTATAACTATGTCGCTATCGCGTTGACTGATTAGTACAACATACCTTGTTTCAAGTAGATGTAACAGGCCCATGTCGATAACGTCAACGCGCAACGTAACCGGGGCCTCTGGTTCAACTTCAATAATCGCCATCTCTAATACGTTTATAGGTTTGTACTCTTTTCTTGTACTTGTTCTTTAGTGCCAGGATTCTGTAGTTTTTCTTGATGTACACATATTCGTATGCCTGGCTTTCTATCATCATTAATACCCGTTTCCGGGTGTTGTATTCGTTGTTGTGTCTTAATAGTCCTAAATAAGAATTAATGCTATTTACCGCGTGTTCTGCCTGGCGCAAATCCTTTGCCTTGTTAAGCCGTCTTACGGCTGCTATGAAATTGGTAATAGTACGATTACAGGTATATACGCGATTGGGCTTAACGATTGATCCCGTAAACTCTATGCCCTTAGTGTAATGCTGAAAGTAAAACTTACGCTCATTCAGTTCTAACCCTAATTCGCTTAGTTTCTCCCTGATCCTTGGTACTGCGCTAAGTAGTACCGTCTTATCCGGGTGTATCATGTAGAAATCATCAACGTATCTGCCATGATACTTAATGCCTAAATCCTCTATCATCCAATCCAGGCTGTTTAATAGGAAATTGGCGAAAAGCTGTGCAAACAGGTTGCCGATAGCAACGCCTTTGCCCTCACCATTGGTAAACAGGGATTTGTTGGCGGGTAGATAATTCCAATAACTTGCCGGGCTGTGTCGCTCACAATTCTTTTCCGGCTCATGCAGTATTACGATCTGGCAAAGGTGGCGCAAATCGTCCTTATCGTCGCCCTGGTACGCTTCATCTACGAAGCTATCTATCAGGCGTGCCAAAATCTTTTTGTCGATACTCATAAAGAAACCGCGTAAATCAAGTTTCATTATGTAGCAATCCGTCGTATAGTTATCGCTGCACTCGATAATCTGCTGACGTAGCATATTCGTACCGTAAAGCTGTCCTTTGCCTTTTCTGCAATTATAAGTATATGGGCAAAATGCCTGCTCAAACAACGGCTCTAACCGTAGGGCTATATAGTGGTGTACTATACGATCTTCAAAGGAGGCGGCAAACACTTCTCTATACCTGGGGCGCGTTACGACAAAGCAAATAGACTTACCGGGGGCGTATGTCCGCGTATTGATACGATCACGTAGCGCAATCAGCTTGCTTTCGTAGTCCATTTCATAGACTAACGCGCTTGCCGTCTTACGCTTGTTACGTCTGCAATCGTAATACGCTTCCAATAACCCTGCTGTTGTTACCATATCATCTATTATATACTTACGTTTCTATTTCCCAAGAAGTGCTGAAACCGCGCGAACTCTGTTCGTGTTACTTGCCTTAGTGTTGTTGTTGACGTTGCCGTTGTTGAGGTTCAGATTCCAGGCGTTCGTCGCGCTGTACTCTGTAAGGCTCGCAATCTGTGGCATATTTACTTGCCCTTAACCGTAAATGACGGTATATGCCCCATTTCTTCGGGAAAACTGCACGCTTGTTTAGTCGTAACTAAATCAATTCTGGCTACTCGCTATCTAAGGATATTGAGTTTTTCCACGCTGTACTTTGCTTGCCTATCGCGTCCATCAGTTCTATGATCTGTGCGTGCCGCGCTATTCCTTTAATCCAACGTTTTTCACCCGCGATTCTTACTAACGTCCTTAGTGTCTCAAACTCATATCGGAATTTGGATAGATGCGCCAATCTGTTAGCCTTATCCATATACGCTGCCGCTGCACCGCTTAACAGGCTGACGGCTAATTTCTGCATTTCCCCGCCAATGGTGTATTTGTACTGCCTGGGAAACTCTGGCGTAACCTCTAATATTTCGTTTAATAGGCTGCGCACGTCTTTGTATATAGGAGCGTTGGAAACTAACTTTAATCGCTTATCTGCCATAATCCGATTTTTCTTTGTAATGGGTACGGCTACCGCCGTACCCTAAAGTTTAAAGTTTAATAACTAAAGTTCAATTAATAAAGAAACGCTGAAACCGCGCGAACTCTGGTCGTGGTACTTGCCTTAGTGCCGCCGCCGACGTTGCCGCCGTTGAGGCCCAGATTCCAGGCGTGCGCCGCGCTGTACTCTGTAGAAGTCCAATACCAAGTTTCTTGCAACTGATCTGCACCGTTAATCAGCGAAAGCGCGTAGTTAACCTTTGTCATGTTCGCGTAGATCATCATCATTTCGCCCAATGATGGTAGCCACCACTTACCCGCTGTCATACCGTTACCATTGGCATTAACGCGGCTGTAGTTGTTACAATATCCTGGCGCGTATGACGATGTGTTTGTAATTGCGCTGCTTGTAGAGTGATTCAGGATAGACGTTGTATTTGTCCTACCTGCCCAATCGTTCATAGCTACTATACGGTCTGTGGTTGTTGTCGCTCCACCGCTTACGGCTGCGCTACTCCAGGTCAAAGCCGTTTCGGTTGGGGCCACTACCAGGATTTTACCACCCTCAACGATTACCACACCCTCTGCAATCTCTCCGCTGCTCTGGTACGACGGCCATTTGTGGGGCTTAACCATCAGCGGGTAGTTATCGCTGTTTCTGTGGAACATGATAAAAATACCATCCTCTATAGCGTTCATGTTCATACCGCCATAGATCGACGTTTTCAGATTATCAAGTGAGATAATCGTAACCTTACCGTTAGCATCTACTTTCATCAGATACTCACCACTTGCAACGGTGGTAGTAATCTTCGATGCCTGGTAAACTTTCTTAGTTTGCTTTGTCATAAATCTAAACTTTTAATTGTGAAACATATATGTTAGCCAAATGAAATGCTTACGACGGCCTAAATAGGCTAAATCCTTTTCGTTGGCGTACGCCTCACGCTCAAAGGATATATTACGGTATGCCTGGCGGCTGCTACCCTCAATAGGTATTCTAATTATCCATTCCAGGAGATACCACCATAAGAAGATAGGGACAAAGAGTAATGCCCACCATCCCAAACCGAACACAAAGCCGATCAATGCCAGGACAAAGCCAACTATTAGCATTTCCTTTTGCTGTTCTGCGTGTATGTGTTCGTGGTTGTTTACGATAACGCTATACATCTTTGCCAACTCTTCACGTACAAAGATAAACGGCCAAAGTGTCATAGCCAGGAAACCGCTAAACGGTATCAACTTGTTAAATACTAACTTTGTTTTCATATCTTAAATTTTAACTCCAATCGTTGTCTCTCTTTGGGCCTACAACTAAGCCCCTACCTAAAACGCTTGTGCCCGGTACGGGGTTCATAAAGTTCGTTGGCAATTTTATGATTTCCCCAACGTCGCCGCCGTGCCATTGCTCTTGACTGCCGTTGACGTAAATATAAACGTCGTTGTGGCTGTCATTGGCGTTAATGAGCAAAGCGCGCTGGGTGTCGGCCATATCAAGCAAATATCGGTACGTGCCAGATGTTATCTTAAATACGATTTCATCTACCGGGTATCCGCTATAGTCGCCGCTGCCGCCGTAGCAATTAATCTTATAGTAGGTCTGCCCCCCTGAAGATGTTGCCGACGCGAAACTGACGTACTGCCCTGATTTGTCCGTGCCTTTAGTGTAGTAGTAACCGTAACTGCCGTTAACAAGTAGTATTGTACGCTGACGTGCGCCAAACGCGCCTCTGCACCAAATATCCGATGCTAAGAAACGCAAGCTACGCCCGTCTTTAGTGCCTTGGTGTACTAAATCCACGCTTTCAAAAGCAACGCCGCCGTAAGTACCTGTATTTGCACAAATACGCCCTACGACGTTACCGCTGCTATCTATACAATC